GGACTGCATTTAAGGCTGGCGTACTCCGTTTAACAACGGCTCTCAGTCTATGTTCTAGCCTCAGAATTTCACTGTGATACTTACGCCAAGCCCACGGATCGGGAACCCGTCTATCGCCGTCCCTCCTAAAGAATGGCTTAAGAATTACATCTTCTGGATTGGCTCCAGGACCACCGAAAATACGAGCGGCTTCCTCTAAATCACCACCACGAGAAGGAAGATCATCAAACGCAAAAACTTGATCTTTATCCCAGTCGTAATCACTCTCAATCACTGAAACAAACGCACCTCTATTGAAATCACGTTTCCACAATTTCGTGTACAAATCTTTTTCTTCCTCAATTGATAACTCTTCATCCACCAACTGAAATCTAGGAGGACCCTCTGCACGACCCCACTGATGTCCAGGATTCGCAATGTAAACCACTTCACCTAGATACGCAGAAAAGCCTTCTCTTTCTTCACCTATCACCAACACTTTTTTGGGGAAACGTTCTTTAGACATAGAACTCCCTTTGGTCATAATGATACTCATTCGTCTATCCATTCTTCCACTTTTGAACAATAATCTAACCAATCTTTGGGCAATACAGTATCGGGAATCGATTTAGGGTCGATATAGTCAATCGGCAGGCCAAATTCTTTTGCTATTTCAATTTCGCCCTGCACTCCTTTGCTAGTCTCCCAACCATCCAGCATCAACACCCACATTCTATTACACAATCGAAGTAACTCAACATCGAATTTAATCCAATCCTCATACCTCACGTTAGGTACGAAAACACTGATGGGATGCGTGTAAGCAATAGGTGAGTACGCAAAATAACCATTCTGCCACGCCCAATGACACACTCTCAATGCTTCGACAAACCTCTTAAAAACAACAACACGATCAGGATGTGAGTATGGAGACGAAATATACACGATTTCACGTTCCATAACCATCTCCTGTTTGACAGAGAATTAAATTACATCAAAATTACACCACAAAAATTCCCTTCGGAAAGACCTTCTGTCATTACCAGAACTAGAACCCAAAATAACCTTAGATGCATTACACGGAATTCTCACTTCAAACTTATTCCATCCACCTTCTTCGGAAAGCCTGTCGTAAATAGGATTCTTATAAGAACTAACAATCACTTTCCCCTTCACCGACAACAATTTGTCAACCAACTTAGTATGATCCTCTTCTGTCATGTTAATTCGATAACCTCCACTAACCCTTGTGTGATTTGGATATGGGGGATCAACATAAAACACAGTATCACTAGAATCCCATTTATCAATCAATTGAAATACATCAAGATTTTCTAGTACTACACCTTTCAAACGTTCATGCCAACTCCGAAAACTACACATTCTAAGAAACCATTTTCCAAAAAAACCCGATCCCTTATGATTCCGTATCCAACCAGTCCTAAACTTTCCACTTATTTCATAAGGCTTTCCTGAAAGACATTGATTATATACAACCATCACGCCCCATGCTTTGCGTAACACATCCTCTTCATTGTTCACAAAAACAGAACAACCCTTATCAAATTCACTACATGAGTAAAAAGTAAACAACAACTTCCGTTTCAATCTCCTGTATAAATCATAATCCTTCAAACATTCGTACACACTCATTATGTTATCATCTTTATCATTCAACACTTCAACACTAAAACGACGGTTCTTATTCCAAAACAAGTGCGCCCCACCACAACAAGTTTCTACATACACATTTCCACCTGCCTTATCTAGCAAAAACGACAACCGATTTACCAAACTCGACTTCCCACCAAAATATACAAAAGGAACCCTCATTTTCAAACAAACCTCAACGCTTGAAACTCTTTCCCGTGAGAACATGAATCAACCATCTAATCATCAAGTCGGCATTATGCCAAGATTCTTCTCTGGTCAATAATCTAACAAAATACTCGTAACAACCATCACACAGCCAATACTTCTTACCCTGATAGGAAGACGAAGACACTAAATAACCTTTCTTTTTATCCTTCATGCATAAATTGCACACCATAACATACTATCCTTGTAATGTTATTGTAATGGTAACTTTTAATTGATCACCGTTCCCCAAGGTTCTTTCGACCGACAACGGACCAGAAGCAATCAAAATTCCACTCGTACCAGAAGCCACGTTAGTAACAAAAACAGTCCTAGCAGTGGACCACGTTCCACTAGCAGTAAACGTAACCTGTGCGGATACTACCCGCCAATCACCACTACCAGCATCCTCAGAAGTTACCCAACCACTGGAATTACAAGTCAACGATTGTCTGGAATAACCACTACCGGAAACTTCGGTAACGCTCGACAAAGTAGCGCCCTCCGCTAGAGACGTGTCTTCCGCAAGCCCTACGTACAACGTTGAAGGCTGAGTAGAACCACGAAAATAAGTTTCCAATAACGCCTGTAAACCCTGTTGATGTAATTCTGCTGCCATTCTTCGACCCTCCTAAACTTTAAGAACTATACCGATACCACATACTACGCAAATTTCTTTTTCTGGTACGATTCCAAATTTAGAATACTTACCAGAACGAATATCCTCCCAAAATAACCTAACATCCTCAATTCCCTTAATATCATGCAAAATAATCCTTCCTCCTTTCTTCACAAGAGGAAAAATCATCTCAAAATCCTGCGTTACCCCGTCGTAGGAATGATCGCCGTCAATGTGAACTAAATCGAAAGATACACCCAAACTATTTAACCACTCTTTACACCTAGGATCATGACTATTCCCAGTCCACTCCACAGCCTCCGGAACCAATAACCTTCTCAAAGATTTTAGCCTGAATGAATTGTCATCTACAATGAAAATCTTCTTAAACCCTAAAAATTCATTCAACAACCTGGTAGTACCCCCAGCCGCCGATCCAATTTCCAGAAACATATCAAATGGAACATACTGCAACAAGTACTGAATACATAAACAAATTTCCTCCGGATTCTGAAATAAACGATAACCCCCTATCACTGCTCCCTTGGAAGACTTCTCCAAAAACTCTCTACCTTTCACCCCGACTGATAAAACATAATCCAACAAAAAAGGATTTATTTCATCCCTATTCTTCCAAGAATTTAACTTTCCAACTAACAAATTAACTCTAAGTTTACTTGCTTCGTTCATTGACGTTCATTGAATTGACATGTCGAACTCGAAAAGTCCTAAAGAGTTTTTCCCAAAATGCTTTTTAAGATTATGCCATAGACACCACTCACCACAGGGTAAGTTAAGTGCCTCTGAAACAAAACCATGCTTCGTAAGCTCTGAAAAAATCGAATCAACCGAACCTGACACAATTACACTACCCTTTACATTGGATAAAGCCTCGATCAAAGAATCCGTAGGTTCAATACAATCCACGTAAAAGACCGTCCCATCCGAATCCCAATGTTTGATAAAATACAAAGGATCACAACAATCTATTTGTACAAACATAAAGCGTTCGTAAAAGAACTTGAATTCTTCAGGAACCATACGAACGTCCACGTCAAAAACATCTTCAACATCGCAAAAAACCCTACTAAAAGACGAATAATTTCTCAAACGAAACTGGTTGTTTTTGTTGAAAAATAACCTAATCCGACTTCCATATCTTACCAAATCATCAGTACTATCAGGATTACATTCATTACTATTATTCAACCAATCTACAACCCTTTCAAAATTATCCCCTTCCTGCAAAAATCGGAAAACGTCTATTACCCAATAAAACCTGTCGTTCACCACTTCGATTTTATGTACACATGACTTTCTACTGAAAACAAAGCAATCTTCAAAATACGGTTCCGCCCAAATCCTTCCAAAATTGAATACTAGAGAAGAAATCCTTTCAGCTAACTTTTCTCTGCTATCAAAATCCATCGTCTATCACTCCTTCCCATAAACCTGCACGGATTTAGCTTCACAAAGAACCTCACATCTCTCCTGACACAACATCTGACAGGAATCAACCTGACAATCGGTTGTACACATGATAGTACATCCAACTTCACACACTGTAACACAGTTTGCATTATCAATCGTCAATTCAGAAGGATGATAACATTGATCAGATGCTTCACAATTAACCAAACAAACAAAAGTACACCCTAACTGACAACCATATAATTGACAAGAAAATTCACAACCCGCAGTACACGTCCATTGACACCCTTGCGATTCACAACCGACTTGACAACTATTCAACTCGCAAAAGTTTTGACATCTTCCTTCACAAGAAAGCAAACAACCTTTCAATTGACAACCATAATGTTCACAATGAACCTGACAACCCAAAGTACAAGCAGCACACCCCACATTCATTTCCAATCAACCCCATAAATAAATTATACGACAACAAAATCATGCTTTTACAGATAAAGGACCCGCCATCCCAACTGCACTAACATTCATCGGAGGACGGCCTCTTTTAGACCTCCAAAAATTTCTACAATCTAACTCTGATTTGATTGACCATTTACCACTTCCAGGCAACAACTTAGTGGGATGAAATAAATAACACTTACCAAACCACTTCTCGTAATCAGTCTCCTTCCAAGCTATGTACGCTCTATTATCCAAATTCCCTAAAGAAAAACCAGACGCCTTTACGAAAAACGAAAGCAATGGATCATCGGCTAACCTCAAATTGTATCCACAAGACCTAAACGGTTCGTTTGCAAACCCTAATGAATAAAACTTCTCCAAACACTCCCTAGACAACAAAGAACACGCTCCAGCTACATGCTCTCCAATACGATATTGAAACGGAAATCTAATACTTCTCTCTCTCAACATCTGAATCAACCTAGGCAATGATCTCTTCACCTTTGCCTGCCAATAAGGAGAATTGTTTACATACTTCCCCCACAAACCTACGTTATTGTCCGAACCGTCCACGTTACTGAGTAGTTTTTTATCAGCCTCCCTTTCAGTAAAAATCAAATCATAATCCATGTTCAGTAGAAAATCAAAATCAAACCCAAACTTGTTTATATACCAACTCAATGCTTCACAAAGCAATTTATACATCCCTGCACCCCAACCACATACACTTTCCGACCTGTAAATTTCTAAATCCGACCTCTCCCTACGAATGTGTTCTTCTACATCCTTATTCCAATCTACAGTAATCACTATCCTAGGTTTGACGATAAACAAACTCTCTATCGAATCCACCGTGTCCAAAACAAACTCCGGTAACGTATGACACCGAACAAAAATTACTAATTCGAAGTGCATGTCCAATTTCCCAACTAACTGTATGGATTAGATTTATACAATCCGTTCTTAGTACCCCTATAGTGCCGTCCGTATGAATCAAACCGAACCGCACAATTCCCAGAATAAAACTCCGGAACATAAAATAATCTCAAGACATCACAGAACAACCCGTATTCTAATTTATTCCTTCTCGTATTCCTTATTCTCGACACACACTCCCTCATTACGCAAGACCCCTTCTCCGCACCTATAACAAAACCGCTGAACATCCCGTTGTCATATCCAGTCCAAAATGGCAAATTCAAAAGTTTGGTGTCCAAGGGTGAAATGCACTCCACGTCAGCCTCTACAAAAACACCACCAAACCTCCACAAAATTTCATACTTGGCAATCTCTACCCTAGTTTTCACGTCCCTTGCCGCCTTAAATAAGTTTTCATTCACTAATCCAAAATCTAAAATATCCTTCCAAGTCCACACTCTGTATTCCCACCCAGGATTCATTTTCCACCAAGACGACATCCATTCAACGGGCATCAATTTATCCCCAATCCAAATTTGATGAATTATCTTCGGGATTCGACTGGGTAAACCGTGAATATCTACGATTCTCTTCCATAAAAAGTTGTCCAGGAACGGAAATTCCATCGCAGACCATCTCTTGTAACTAGTACCATCCCTAGAAGCATCCCAAACACCCCTTCGATTATGCTTCACGTGCACTATAGTCATCATATCATCATCCACACGTTGAATTCCACATTTCATTGTCCTGTTCCAAAAATCCCAGTCCTCATGACCCCATCCCACTAAATTCTCATTCCAACCGCCAGAAATTATCCAATCCTCCATCGTACCTCCCACAAAACCACCAACCCCAGGACCACGAACCGGCAACTTAGACCAATTATTCCATCTCAAAACACCGTCGAATTTATCAATATCTCTACACCGCAATAAAACCATACTACCTCGATTGATTACACTTTCAGCCCATTCCAATATCCCCGGTTGTAACAACATATCCACATCGATACAAACAACCTTATCACAACAATTGTACAACTTAGCTATCCCGACATTCCTAACAGAAGAAAGACAATTCTCAATAGGACACTCTCTCTGAATCAAGAGAAAATGAGGATGCTTCCCGTTGGTTTTTTCTAAGTACATAACAAAACGCTCAATTACATCATCCGGAATGTTGAACGCCGGAACCACTATTCCCAACATAACAAAACTACTCCCCATAAACAAACAATAACATTCCACGGGAATCAAATGACACTAAAACATTCTGATTGTCTTTTACTAATGGTTGATCCAATTCGTAATAGAACATCAACGTATCAACCGAAAACGGAACTCTGGTCATTCCATGCACTACAAACTTACTACACTGAATAGTTAAATTTCTCATTCTAAAATCATTAGCAGAGAGTACCAACTCCCCAGACGGAAACGGTTCAATGTCCCCAAAAATCAAACCATAACCACCTTCCGGATAATTTTCAGCTACCATCTCAAAATCTTTTATAGCACTCCAGTACTTGTGTTCATCGTCAAAAACATAGCTATCATCCATCATTGAAAGATAAAACGGACCCGTACCGAAGTTCCAAAGACCTTTAACTAACGATTCCAAAAAAGACGAATATGCTCTAGCTTCTACTATCATTGGTAAACCTTAAGGATTCCAGAAGAACCGTCAACAAGAACACTACCAATTTCTCCGGAAATTTTACTCATTGGAACATACCCAATAAGATAATCACCACTATAAAAAATGGCACCCCCCACTTCTGATACCACAGATGTAGAATCCCATAAAACTCCATCCGCAAAAAGAATTATACTGCCTTCCTCAGTTACTATATCTGCATTACACAGACGTCCAAGAGAAACATACCCAATACCACTTACTTCATACGGAAGAACGTCGTTTTTATATACATGCTCAGAATTGAACATGTAAATATCGTTAACAAGTAACACCGCCAACCTACCCCATTTAATGTTTCCGTTGCAAAGATTCTTCAAAAAGCCTTTATAAAATACAATTTTATCAGAACCTTCCTGAACCTCACCACCCGATACCCTCCACGAAATACTCATTGGACTAACACCTACCACCAACTGCGGGATCACTACATCCCCTAACATCCTCCCTGCCCGATACTCAGAAAGCAGTCTAAACACGGCATTCCTCGCACGGATCACCGGATAATTCCTGCTAGTGTCCAATGGAGGATCGATCTTGCCATAAGCAATCAAATCCCTAGTACCATCCTTACTAGAATAAACCACGAAGTACGGAAATGTTCCCCATCCTTCTACCTGATTAGAAAATACGATTTGCGTTTTGTTCACGAAAAACTGAGCGTCCTTCAACATAGGATCACTAATCCCCAAATCTTTACCGAGTACCCTTTCCAAATCCCTACTATCCACTGGACAACGCTCATAACTACGTGGAACATAATGACCTTCTACACTAGTGTAACAGTAACTAGTGTCGGAATACTGACAAGACGTTTCACAATCGGCTTCACAAGATGTTTGACATTCGTAATAGCACAAAACACTTTCCGGATGCTCCTGATAGGTCCTGCAAGCTCCTATCTCACTCAACGATTGACACACAGATTCACAACTAATCGGAATGTTAATTCCAGTCGAAGGTTCTGTTACCCCACTACCGTCCGGTTGAGGCTCCGTGCTGGACAATCCAAAATACAAAATTCTGGCAGGAGGTTCTACACAATCAAAAACTTGACCCTCCTGTTGACACTGAATTTGACAACTATCATTGCACGCATATTGATCTTCTAACTGACAGTACACCATACAATAAGATGTACACCACTGACTATCCGTTTCACACGCCGTACATCTCCCTTGGCAAGAAGTCAAACAAGGAGCTTCCAACCCGGTAGCTTGGCATGTAGTTTGACACGTTCTTTGACAATTATCATCTTCACAAGATGTTTCACAACTCTCCATGCAAAAATATTGACACGTTTGTTCACAATACACTTCACATGGAAATTCACACTTTCCAGATTCGCACAAACTCTGACAACCTACAACACATGCTATTTCACACTTGTCCTGACAATAGGTCTGGCACTTAGAAGCACAACCCACGGAAAAACCAAAATCGTCAGAGTATTCATCTTTTAAGTCATTGGGAAAATAACTAATCCTAACATCAATCCCATCCCATACCAAAATCCTGGGTTCGACAAAATTCACTCTCGTAACTCTGGGAGGAACCAAAACATGAATCGGTCTGCAACTTTCCAAAAAACTTAATAAATACCTAGAAAACTCTACATCGGATAACCCTGGGTAATAATAATCCTCACCCTTGTACCTGAAAAACACACGTGCCGCTCTAAATGGATGCTCCGAATCCTTCAAGTAAGAATAATCGCCGTCTTCATTAAGTTTTGACTTCCAAAGCTCCACTATGTCTATATTCAAACCATAAACTGAAAGAACATAACTCCAACTTAAACGAGTGCCCTTGATCTTATACAAGTACGGGAGATTCTTAACATACCGCCTCTTTTGATCACTGCCCAAAACCAATGGAATAGTACTACCCAAGTATCCAGCAATCAAATGCAGAAAATCTTCAGGAGTAGAATCTGAATCCAAAATGGATAAAAATTTACCTATTTCTTCATTCTGAACTTCGTACTCTTCTTCTAAGGCAGAGAACAACAACCTTAGAAGCCCGCTCCCATCTATCGAATCTCTGTTTTGAATAATCAGAGGCAGTAATTCATAAAGCATTACAATATCCCTACATTGATCTGACCAACGACGGCCAACTGATTATCCTCCAACCATAAACTACCAGTTTTCACCTGCAATCTCTGACGATATATAGTACTTATAGTCAAATCCGCCGGAGCATACCTGAACGTTACATCATAAAAACCAGAACTGTAATCAATTCTGTTCACTCCTTCGGAATCCACATCTCCAGTCAAATTACCAACTCCATCATCAAGTGCCGCTTGTACACTATCGCTAATCGAAAAACTACCGGGTACTATCGGAGGATTGCTAATGTAACCCCGGAACCTCTTCGTTACACCGTCTGTCGTATGATTAAGCTCCTCATTACACAAACGATCCGCCACATAACGATACGTAACTTGAATCTGAACTCCTTCTTCCACAGCACTTGAGAATGACCACTTCACTTCACCAGTGTAATAATCAATCTGCGATAACTCATTGGGATCAACATCCCCAACCAACTTTCCTGCACCATCATCCTCTACTACCAAATCACCAGCAGTAATCACCAAAGTTTTCGGTACTATCGGAAATTGAAATGTGTTGTGCTCGTATGACTTTGTTCCACCATCACCAACCGCAACTACTTCACTAGTTTCTAATGCACCATATACTTGATTTATCGACAATGCGTCCAAACCTTTCACATTTTTGTGCGCCAAAACGTACAGCTTCCCCAAATCCACATCTACACCAGGTTGATTTTCTACTGAATCAAAATACTCTCTAATGGCACCTTCTACCTCACTCATCACACCGAACGTATCCCATCCTTCCTTAGCACGAACCAGAGCATCTACGTACACATATAGATTAGTACCATCCTCCACTTCACAATCAACAGTAATAATCCTGACCGCACCTTCACCGTTATTATTAAAATACTCGTACAATGCATTCTTCAGCGAGCTACTAGGAGGAACAACATCCCCTTCACTATTTTTAGACCACACGTAAATAACTACGGTATTACACTCCGGAACCCTTTGCTTCAGAACTGCCTTCACCCGAAATGGAGAACCGTACACCGGATGATTATACAAAGTACCTAACGTATCAAAATCACGGGACGTTACCGCACGTCCATTCGCAACAACCCACTTGGGAGCCCAATATTTTGCGTGCTCAATCGACTCCCTCTCCAAACCACCAGAACCCCTATCCGTACTCTCTACATGCACTTGAATAGTTTCATAAGGATCAAGACTCAAAACCCCTGTAACATAAGAACTAATTTCGTCTGAATCAATGTTCCCTTTCAAACCACCACCAATCCTGTAAGAAATACTAATCGTCGATCCATGAGGAGGAATCGCTCCACTTACACCATCTCCAAACTTCACGTAACCATAATCATCCGCATCGGTTGAAACCTCATAACACAAACTAGTATCAGTAGCATAAACCAACGATTCCACTTGCTTCCATTCAACACCATCAACTGTAACCGAAACGCTCCCGTGTATCAGAGGACTACGGGATAGCTTGAATTCTTGAAACCTAGTACCATCACTTGTACGTTCATCAACAATTGTTCTTCCTTCACTCATTTCGGCATCTACATAGGTATTCCCTGCTAAAATATAGGCATCCTCTAACAATTCAAACTCTACATTGTTATCAGTAGAAACTAAAGTACCCTTCGGAATCAGAACATCCTTATCCAAAGCACTCTCAATGCTGAACCTAACGGGAACTACCGCCGAAGTCGGTCCCCTCAAACGATAACCAATCAACTTGCACAAAAGAATAACAGAATCACGGTCCCTGGCAGTAGGCAAAAAAGCCTCATTCGCCATCACGTCCAAGTAGTAACTCAAAACGTCAAAGACATACGCCATCACCTCCAAAATAGAATACCCTACATCGGATTCTACAAAATCCTTCCAGGTATTTGGAAACTTAGACTTAACCCTGTTCTTTAAGGCTTCCAAAATAGTCTCGAAATCTCTCGATGTGTAACTGATAGGCTCTACCATAACTCACCCCACTATGAAACGAAAGATAATTCAACTTCCTCAAAAATCCCACTACCAGTATCTTTGTAAGTTACCTTTACGGAAACTTCATTGTTGTTTACACTGGACACCCTCACATCTACGACCTCCATCCTAGGGTCCCACTTAGTTACTTCTTCTCCTACTATAGACATCAAACGCAATGATTCAGTATCATCTAAAGGTTCAAACACTTCATCTTCCAAACCAGCACCAAAATCACTACGCATAACCTTTTCACCTTTCCTAGTAATCAAAATGTTCATCAAAGAAGTGCGTAGTGAATCCTTTCTAGTCTTAGGACGTAAGTAATCACCCCACCTATCCCCAAAAGGATATTCCATCGGCATATAAACCCCTCCATTACTTGAAACCGGAAACATGCTTGGAACTAGCTCTAATACTAACCGGAGTAATCGTTATCGTGGAAGCTATCGGCTTCGGCTTCTGAACCTCCCCACCATTCTCCGTTACAGTATAAAAACCTCCTAATTTCCCTGTCGAATCTATCGCAGTTAAGGTTATCCTGGAATTTTCATCATTCTCCGCTCGAATCGAAATGTTAGGGGATCGAATCTCTACCTTCTTCTTCGATCTTATCGTCATCGGTAAACTAGTCCTTATCTCCATCTTTCTGTTTTTCAAGTCGAACTTTATGTAGGTTTCATGCTCTCTGTGCGGTTCTTCACCTTCTAAATTTTCACCAGCATAAATCTCGAAACTCTCACCCTCAACAACCTTTATCGTATGCTTCCCTGGAAATCTCAATAAATGAATCTTTGGATATTTCTCCTGTCCTTGATGAATAATTGCTTTCGGAGGAAACCTCCCCATCGGAAAAGCTCCACCAAACCACATCGGAGAATTGACATCCCCCCCTTCAAAAGCAACCACTACCCAAGAATTCTTTGGAGGAATTGAAATAAAACAGTGTTCTCCTTTTTCACCCCTACTAACCCCAACCGGAAAAACCGGCCATGCCCACGGCAACTTATCAGCACTTGCATTATCCCCATGTACCAAAGGAACAATCACCTTCAGCCTACCTAACTTCATTCCATCATCCGCTTCTTCGTCAGTCTCCAAAACCTTTCCCCTATACATTCCATAGTATTTCCCAACCTCCATAATCAAATCTCCCATCTACGAGTAAGAGAAACAAAAGTCTTAATCTCACCTCTCGTAAAATACGATTCCATTCGATTCAATAGATATAGTCCAGTAGATGATACGTGAGTACCAAACTTGTTATGAGAAATAACAACTCTACAAATATCCCCTACCCGCACCGTCGGGTCAAACTTAACCAACCCATTCAAACGATACAAACCACGTGCGTCTAAAGACCATCTGGTTTTCGCTTCATGCATCACCTGAGTTTGATCAGAAACCTTCGTGTTCACCCCCTCGTGAAAGAAACTAGGCTTCACCAATTCCGACTTGTTCGCTGGTCTAGGTTTGCCCCCTTGCAAGTAACGAAAACCTACATTCGACTCATTAGCCTTAAACTTACTCAAGACGGCGCTCCCTGGAGAATAGGACCTTACCTCAACCAAACCATCCCCACGCCACGGCCTCAATAGAGTGCTTTTTCGTAACTCCGGAAGAAACAACGTAATCCACTGACTCTCCTTATGAGCCTCCCTGAAGTCTGTAAACTTCCACCTTGCTCCACCAATCTCTACAGGAGCAAAAATGGCCTTCCTTCCGTCCTCAATCGTCAACGCCCAATCGTTCCCTTTGGAACTATAAGCTAATGGCATTAAATACTTGCAGATAAACGGACCCGCTCTGTCCCATCCACACGCAATTTTATATTTTCCCTCTGTTTGTTCTACCTTAGCTTCCAATCCACAATCACTAATAATTTCTTTTACAATGTTGCTAATTGAATCCTCCCATACTTTGTTCGTCAAAACTTTCAAATTCAATAAATGACCAGCACACAAACCCCTAAACGTGAAATAAGCAGCCGACCCTAGCGTTCTCCTACTACTCTCCAATAAAAGCACCCTCTTCCGAGTAACCTGCAACTGAGGTTCTTTATATCCAAACTCCAATTCAAAAGGCTGGTCCTCATTCCACTTCACGAAAGAATCAAACTTATCGTATCTATCCGTCCTTATTACTAATGACCATCTGGCACAACCGTGAATAGCCTCACTGTACACAAATGAATAAATCTCCGTGGGAACCAACTCCATGTCGAACCCAGGAGCATAAATCCGCATGTAAATCTGACGACCCATACCCAACCTAACCTAAAACGGACTCACTTCCTTCTACAATAGCCCGCTCAATAGAAGACAACGACGGAATGTACAATGTTTGACCTACATACATATCCCGAAAAATGTTCTTAATTTTGTTAAAATCAGCAATAGCCCACCAATAAGCCTCCACACCATAGTAACGATATGCTATGTTGTACAGTCTCCCAATGTCAGCTTGAGTTACCGTATGAATAGCTACTACATCACTAGAACTCAAATCGGGACGCTTCCACACTCCAAAACGCATTCCAGGAACGTCCCGATCTTCGTCCAAATGCAACTTCGTCAACCCCATTCTGCTTAAGTACATTCCTCTGGGAGTACTAACTGAACGATTTTCCATTCCACAACCTCCCAACTATCCACCACGAAAACTGTAACTACGATAAGTAAATCTCCTCAAATCCTCAGACTTAGCCATCTGCATCCATCTACCAACATGACGATCAAAGGACAAAGATACATGACAGACTGAATAACGACCTTGTTCATCCTTAGCACCCTCCCATTCCAAATCAACACTTTCGATATACCCCCTCGCAGCCCACCAGTTACCAATCGTAATCAAACACAATGGAGGAGGACAAAACCCATTATTCCAAACCGGCTTCGATAGATTAGAAATGTATTCCGCTTCTCTCACTACATCAAAAGCAGAATCCAGGACACCAGAACCCGTAGGCAAACCAGGAAATAGCGTAAAAGTAATTGTGTATCTATCAAAACTACCACGATCATAAGTTTTCGTTGTCCAATGCGGAGCTTGCCCACCAGCCTCCATGTTCTTCCAATCTACCCGATACGATTCCTTAAAACGCTCCGCTAAATCACCACTAATCACACAAGAAAACTTCCTGCCTGAAGGTTCTATTGGAACAATGGAAATCATCGGCAAGCTCATGGAACGTCAAACCTCGAAATTCTGTACATATCGGAAACATCCAAATCTCGACGTAACTGAAACGACTCCTCCAAGAATTCCATCAGCCTACGCATCTGCTCCTCCAAAGACCTAACAATAGGATCACTTATTTTCTCTGGGGTAAGTCCCTCCATCGAAACTTTGACTTCTCTCACCATCAGATTTTGCACACCCAACGCCGATATTTTAGACGGAGGACGCAATCCCTTGAAAATACCACCTAAAACAAAATTCATTACTCTGAGCAGAGACATCCTCTGACTCTTCATTCCTTCCGAAAATGTAGATACCAAAGCACTCCCCATGTCTGTTAACTTCGACAAAGGACCTACCTTGGCATCCGAAGAAGGTAGATAATCAGCAGCTTTCTGCACCACTTCCTCCGTCGCAGAAGCTACCTGAGGAGCAGCGGCTTTCTGACCTTCGGCCATTCCTCTAACCATAGCTTCACCTGTTTTATGACTCTCTACTTTTACACTCTCTGCAGCATCAATTCCCAAAAGCCTTTTCACCCATTTTGGAAGTTTAATATTCGTAATCCAACTGAAAAGCCCTTTCACTGAAGACCACACCTTTTTCAAACTATCTACAGCCACTTTTCCAAGATTCCCAAACGGATTGACGACCCAAGACAACAATGACTTTCCGAATTTCTTCAACGTTTCACTGTTAATACCCAAAAAGTTGCCAATACTCCGCAACGCCCCTACTGCCTTACTCTTTAGGGAACTCCATACACCACCCAAACTACTAAACCACGAAGCAACACCACCAACTCCTTTCTTCACTAAACCCCACGTCTTGCTCAAAAAACCACCTATGCCAGACGCTACACCCTTAACACTCTTCCAGACTCCAGACACTACCCCAGAAGAAAAATTGTAAACTGAACTAGCAAAACTCTTAATCCCACTCCACACTCCAGAAATAACCCATTTCAAAAATCCCCATACTTTAGAAAAAACATACTTCAAACTACCCGATAGAGAAGACAATACCTTACTGACTCCAGAAACCACTGCAACCGCCGCTCTTTTTATCTTATCCCAATTTCTTATTACTAACATGACTCCGGAAACAACAACCCCAAACGGTCCTAAAACCAATAGTGCAATCGCCGAAGCCCATTTCTTTACAAAAGTCCACACAGAAGAAAGAACCCCCTTAAACCAGTTAAACACAGCCGAAACAACACTTTTAATCTTATCCCATAGACCCACAAACCAATTTGCTACATCAACAATGAAATTAACCACCCCCTTAACTACCGACACCACAACCGATACACAACCCTTTGCAAACTCCCACACAGAAGACAAAAACGACGTGAAGATACTCCACAACCATTTTACACTAGACCAAAGCCACCCAAAAAACGCTTTAATCGGCTTCCAGAATTTCCAGACTGCAAAAACCAACAGACCTACAGCAGCTACAATCCCTAAAATAATCCAAGTTACTGGATTTGCCAACAAAGACGCCGTAAAACCCCATACAGCAGTAGTAACAACCCATAACAACTTAGCTAAAAACGCCAATCCACCGAACAAACCAACGCAAGCAAACTTGAACCCCGTCATAGCCTTCGTTAACATCACCGATGCAAATGCAGAAGCAGTAACCGCAGCAGTATAAGTATTTTGCGCAACTGTAGCTCCTGATAAAGCTAACTTCTCTGCTATAATCGCCTTAATCATTAAAACCTTAGAAAGAAACAACTTAGTCTGGACAATTAACCACTTGCCCATACTAATTAAGTGCATCCATATATCCTTAGATAATGTTCTCAAAGAAACCGATTGGGTCCACAGAGCAACTACTACCCTTTTGCAACTTAAAATGAATTTACTCTGAACAAACAAATTACTAATCATTCCGTATGTCCACATAGCAAACGCCGGGACTAATATTGCACTCAAAATCACTCCAACAGTATAAGACACTATTTTGAACCTCATTAGAAAATTGATTATCGGAACCACTACCTTAGCGACCGCATTTATTGCAGTACCTAACAAAGTAAAACTGGCAGTCAACACACTCATAGCCCCGGCTCCCTCCCTACCACCCTCCGATAATCCATTGATCAGAGTCGAAAATATATCAATCAAAGGTCGAATGGTTCTCTGGATTAAAGGAATCAACTGAACTAAAAAAGCGTTAATTTCAGAAATAACTGGAAACAATGCAGACTCCATCAAAAACCACAACGTATCTATTAGAGGAGTAAACAACCTTTCCATAGTCCTCTCTATACCACGGAGACTTAACACTTGCCCAAAAGTATAACGCCAAAAATCCTTACCCCATTTGGAAAAACCACTCCAAAAAGACTTGCTAGCCTTATTCATTTCCGGAGAACCACTCTGGAAATGCTTCGACAAAGCATTAAAAAATTCCTTGTTAATTACATTACGATCTGTCAATCTTTTCCAGAACAACTTGGACAAAGCAAAGCCACCAAACTGCTTACTAGCAAGCTTCATTATTTCACTAAAAGCCTTCGATGCCTCCCTACTCGAACACTCTCCCAAATCAGATATAGAAACCTTGAATCTCTTCAAAACACCATCTACAAGCTTAGACCAATTCTCCGCTTCCCGAATCAAACCACTAGGAAAACTCATGCTCCCAATGATCTTATCCAATTCTCTAATTCCAACAGTACTACTAGCTAACAAATTTGCATTGTCAACCAGATGTTTCCAACTAGCACTTGCTTGATCAACCGTTTTAATATAACTGGAAATCTCTCTAGACGCCTTCGCTACAAAATTACTGAAATTACCTGCACTATCACCAGCCTCCCGAAAGACACCGACAGAACTGAGCAAAAACCTCAACGCTTGCCCAGTTTTGGTTAGAAAAGAATCCAGTCCCTTACTGAACTTGTCCTTAAATTCCAGGATATACCCCAATTTCATCATCCTGGAATCACTACGTTCTTCTAGATTCCCTTCAGACACGGTTTACCTCCCACTAAATACGGATTGAACTATTTTGGCTATCGCCTTCAGAAAACTTTCGTCTCTCTTAACTTTCGATTGGGATTCGGTCTCTAACCAATCCTTCAATTCTTCCACTAAAATCTCTAAATCCTTACGTGTCAATCCGTCCGAATCTCTTAAGGAAATTCCTGCATACTTAGACACAAACAACTGTGCCTTCAATAAATCCTCAATTTTATCTTCGGGTAGAACCTGGCCGAAAGAATTCCCTATTAAACGGGAGTATGCTTTCGTCTTCATAACCGCAATCTGGACATTGCGACTTAATGATCAAACTAATCCCAAACTCACGACCATCAATCGCATCTCGTAACGCTAGACTGTCCTTACCCGCTAAACTCTCTACGTAATCCACCTTATCTCCTAAATTCATATCTTGATCATTGACCGACTGTATATAAGTAGCTAATCGATAACTATAAGACGGATCACCTTGAATATTGGCGCTTCTGTAACTCAACCTCAATTGACGCCGAATGTTCATTTCATCTCTGTAACGCAACAAACGGAACTTGACTAAATCACCTCGTAAAGGAAGTCGAACCTCATAAGGCTCGCAATCATCTTCCTCAGTTAAAACAGACATAGACAAATCGTCTGGAATCTGTAACCTGTGAACGTAAAACGTCCCACAATTCCCACACGTCAAGTTGAAGGAATAATCCGAACCATACGAAATATTTCTAATGCACATCATAATATAAAATAAATCACCAACTAACAAATCCTCAAACGGAACGGGACATTCCACAATACACCGCTTAACGATCAAATCCAAAACGTCAAAACGATCACCCTTGGACCCAGCTAGCAACTTTTCTTCAGCCACAGTTAACGGACTGATTATCATTTCGCCACCAGACCACTTCCCCCCGTACAAGTATCCATTACTAGGTACTACGATCTTGCAAGCATACGGACGGCTAGGAACACTCACCGAAACAGGACTAGGCAACTTAACATCGTTCTTCATATAAAACCCTCCTTTTTTAACGTGTACAAAACTCACCGTTCAAATCCAAAGCCCTCGAATTTCTCAAAATCGTTTCTGTCCTAGAAACTTTTTCCTTCCGACTTTTTCCATATAACGAAGTCTTTCTCCCCCACGGAACAGTAAAACACGGCAACACAAAATCACTACGAACCCACCCAGATTCTACCAATGGAAAGTACACATCATCCCAGTAACAACTCAAAACAACCGCTCCTTTAACATTCAAAAGAAGCTCCACTAACTTCTTGTGATGTTCGGAATCAACCTCAACTTCATAAGCATTTCCACTATCCTTTCTGTCTCCATCAACACCACGAATTAAATAAGGGGGATCAACATAAAAAACCGCATTAGGATTATCCCACTTCCTAATACAGTCTAATGCATCCAAGTTTTCCACAACCACACCATCCAAACGATTCTTTATGCTAACTAAATTAGAGTACAAACGCAAAGGACTTCGACTTGTTATTGTACCACTCAAACGACTAACCCATAACTTATCAAACTTTTTTCTTCTTGGAGAAGCAAACTCCAAAACCCCACAAAAAATCTGATTACAACATGTAATCCACGAAATAGCCCTCCAAACAATATCATCAACCCCGTTACGATACATATCTACAAATCTACAATACTCACCCCTGGATAAAGGAATAAACACAACCTTTCTATAAAATTCTACAAACTTATCCGGATCACTAAACACTTTGAAAACAGAATAGACACTCTTACTCTTATCATTCAACACTTCCCGATTAGCTCTTTCCCTTGAGAAAAACAACGTTGCAGAACCACAATATGGTTCACAATAAGGATCACCCCCCAGCAGGAACTAATGATAACAATTCAGATAACATTGTCTCGTACCTATTAAAATATGTCCTTAAATCCAAACGTCCAACATCATTGAGTAATTCACGTAAGACATAAAACCGTAGTACATATCTCCGTACAAACCAAGTAAATTGCACGCTTCGTAAAAAACTAACATATCTAAAAATTTAGGGTACAGCAAACTAACCGGAAACCCATTCACACGACCAACAGACTCAATCCAATCCAACATCTCTGCCATTTCATTAAAAACATCACCAAAACCAAAACAAAAACAAAAACAAAAACAATTAAATAAACCCAAACGGAATCTTCCTAGAGAAAATCGCCGTACTCAAATACTTCGCAACAACCCGCCCTTCCCAAAATGGTTTATCACGGCACAATATCCACCCGAACCCCCCTTTAACATTATTCGACGAACACAACCACATTTCAGCCGATAATCTAGACCAACTCGACGGAAACGGCCAATCTCCAGGCTTCTCTCTCTTAGACCACTCCACCGGATCGGGAAGATTCCGAATCCAACTACTCTTAGACCACCAAAAGTTACCTGAATAATGACTCCACTTGCACCTTCCAACCTGACAAAAATTCACTCCAATACAATCACAACTCTTCAACAAGTCCCAACACCATTGATACTTCTCTAATATACACAAATTCATCAACCTACGCCAAAAATTCCTGGCTATGTTTCTGGGTTGACTCACTCCCTTTGTGTGAATGTACCCCACAACATCGTCATTATTCAAACACCATTCCCATAACAACCTCAGGGTAGGATGTTCAAACAAACGAACATTTTCCGAATAAAAACCTACATCAAATCCCAAACTCCTAACCCAATCTACGTCCGAACGACTACCACCAACAACACCTACACGAACACCATCAAGATCAATCTTGTCAATCAACTCCTTATGTTCTAAAACAACTCCCTTCCAGAAATTACCCATGCACGCAACATGATAAAAAAGCATGGGCATTCTACTTTAGCCCCTCTACTCAGAAACTAAACTACTAACTAAAAATCTACTAACTTAATTTTATCCACAGAAAGCTCCATAGCTAAAACCACTTGCTCAGCAGATTCCATAGAAAAATCAGCACCAGGAGAAACACTAATTGGGAATAGCCCGTACAACTCCTGAGTACGTCGTTTCGTACCATCAGGAGAGTACAAGTACAAATACCCCTGTTTTTTGTAACGACTAGCCAAACCAATAACACCAGTATCGGAGTTATGTACTAACTCCTGCCATCGCCACAAAATACCCCAAATAGACTTATCGACGTAATCACGAACTTGTAATGTCCAGTTTTCATAATTCACACGACTGGCAACCTTACGGTTTTCGTTCGCATACGGAATCGTGATTACCTCAATAGTCCTTCTGGGAGGAGCAGTACCGGAAATGGACAATTCCAGATTGTCTGCACCCTCCAACCCCGTAATCCTTACGCTAAAATGATTAGTACGCTGAGGTTCAAAACCACCAGCTTGAGCAGCAATATGACCAGCGTGCATCTGCATCGGCATTGTTTTTCCTCCTCTAAATCAAAAGTTACTACCGATTAAGATATTCCTCGAAACTAGCCCCATAAGGAACCAGTGTGAACAATATGTTAATCACTTCAGCAACACCCATCGGTTTCAACATGATTTTACCAACAGCCTCATTCCGTTGAATCACGTCTGTTGTATTGGTGGTTTCATCCATCACCACTCGATAATCATACAGACCCCGATTGTCTTTGATTCTCTGCAAGAACGGACTGACCAATCCCTTAAAATCATCCCACATTCTGCTATCATTCGGTTCGAAGACCAAATACTGACAAGCAGTAGCAATCACCTTCCGCAAGTACAACAACAACCTGCGAACGTTCACCCGGTCCAAAGCAGTCGGAGACCTTTGCAACGTTCTTTGGCCCCAAACAACAATGCCCTGACCAGCAAAATCCACAATCGGATTGACCGAATTGATGCCGTAAGTACCAGCCCTACCTCCATACAAGCGTTCACGTTCGCCATGAGTTACGTGGCATTCGGTCCCAACAGCACTCACAATCTTACCACGACGCCACCCTGCAGGAGCGTACCAAGTTTCATAATTGGTGTCTGTTTCAGCAAATACACCAGCTACAAAACCACTAGGCGGAAGCCAAACATAATTCCCAGTCCAAGAGTTGAACGCTTTCAACCAAGGCCAATACACCGCAGCATAACTACTGTTTAAAGCAGCTTCCGGCCCACCGTCTGAATTCCCATTGTGCCAATCAATTACCCCTTGAACGTCCAACCCTAACGGAGGATCAATCAAGGCGAAACAATCACCACGACTTTCAGCAATAGAAATCAACTCCGTTACTACACCAGGACGGCTATCCCCTGGTACAGCAATTATATTTACGTCCACTTGCTCAGAATCAGCAAACAATTGAAGACCAGTCGGATTCGCTCCAGATACCCCAATTACATCATCCTCAGTAACATCCGCACCATCATTACCTCCAGACAAGTAATATGTACCTTTCTTCAAAGTACCGGAAGTCCCGATGTAATCTACTACCACATAATCACTATCCGCCATTCTAGTTTCAATAAAATCATCGGAAGTAGATTCCAACACCACAGCGTCATAAACTTCAACCACGTAACCAGCGTACTTTACTCTGATCTTATAGGTTCCAGAAATCGAACCATCCTCGACAATAACACTAACACCATTTACTCCATTAGCCCAAGAACCACTAGTTGACGCAGTAATACTCAAAGCGTCTTCACTTTCATTCTCATTCTTAATCATCACTTCAGCATAGGCTTCTCCATAACCAGCAACACGAACAAACGTCAACTGATTACCTCGTTTCAGATACTGCGCAGCAGCTAGCAAACCAATATGATCATCTAACAGGGGTCCAAAGTTATTGACCAATTGATCCTCAGTAGTGATCAGAACTCTCTCATTCGTGGGACCTCGACTCGCAGTACCAACAATAGCAAACTGCGTAGTAGCTAGTGCAGGAACGTACAAACTAAAATCTCGTTCCGCAGTATAAACACCCGGAGAAACAAACGTAGCCATTCAAAACTCCTCCCTTAAAAAAGTAATTTGTTTTCAGGCAACCGATAATCTGGACCTTCATACGATTCACTAAACTCAGAATCATCAATCACTACTTCACCAGTTTCTGGATTTCCTTTGCAAAACAAAACTCTCTCACACACAGAAACATCCCAATCCAATTCCCCAACCCCGCCAACCTTATTCTCCGGCAACCGATAATCTGGACCTTCATACGATTCACTAAACTCAGAATCATCAATCACTATTTCACCGGTTTCTGGATTCCCTTTGACTAGCAAATCCATAACTACACCCCAAAATCAGCATATATTTTATGTATCAGGTAAACCTCATAGGCTGGCCTAGGCAACCATCCTTTGATCACAAAACTATAAGTCCACCTCAGTACACGCTCTTCCCCACCAGACTCTAAAATACTATTATCGGTAACTCCGTTAAATTGCAATTCAACAATCTTAGTAGGAAACGGATCGCCCAAATCAACCTTTATGAACTTAGGTAGATAACCTAACTCCAACAACAAATTCCTCCTAGCTCTCATCGCCTCATATCTTGTACGACTCCAATAATCAACTTGATAACTAATATCATAAGGCAAAGGTGTCGGAATATTGTAACTTGTCTTAGCATCATCACTAATATTCACGTTCCTGTATTCAGCCTTAAATGGCATCGCCCTATGCATATCATAAGTTACATCACCCACCTGACTAATACTAATATAGGGCAACGGCACCGCTTCCGGTCTTGTTAAATTCAACATTCGGGCTACTTGCGCCCTAGCCCTATCAGGAGTAGCAAACACAATCGGAACATTACCCTTACCCAAAGAATTCCCAATAAACTCTGCAAAAGCACGGTCGTACGATTCATAACACCACGCAACCTTCTCAGTACTTAAATCAATTTTTTCAATCGGAATACTCACGACTACTTCACCGCATTAAGTATTTTCTTAGAAATAACCCAAAATCTTCTTTCTAAATAAGAATCCACTGGCCTCAAATGCGGCTTCATCACTACCTTCTCAGACCCGGAACCATATTCGTAATAGGGCCATAATCCAGATACTTTAGAATCACAAAAAACCTCTCCCCTGATCACGCCTCCATCCTCCAAAAATCTCACCTTCCACGAATTCATGTAATCACGATACATCTCTTCAATCGGGTTATCATCAATACTCTTACCATCCGACATGATCAAACGTTTCTTCAATGTCTCAAAAACATCAACAGTTTCATCACGCACTATCTTCCTAACAGCATTCTTATCAAACCGAAACTTCCTGAACACTATACACTACTCCAAAAGCAATCTACTATCAGAACAAACTACTACGAAATTACGGACCTACTGCAATATAAATCTTCTGATCTTCTTTATCGGAAACTGCGTAAATTTTGTTCGCATTATTAACAGGCATATAAATCCATTCACTATTAGACAATGGAATTCCGTCTGGATTACTACTATTCACATTGGAATTACTAGACAACCACACAACACCACTATTGTTAAGATCAGCCTTAATCAAAATCATTTTCCCACTAGGCATGTCCGGTAACTGAACAACGGTCGTACTAATCTCCACAACAGCAGTTCGAAAAGGTACTGGATAAAACATATTCAAATCTCCGATTGACTCAACACCTGATCAACACGCATACGATGTAGATCACAAACCAGACTATAATACAACGGAATTTTCGTATTTCCGAGAAACGATTCTGGGATAACTACCAAAACATCATATTCCTGCCCTTGATACCACAACCGATCACCCGGCCTGCACAAACACAAAATATCACCATTGTCATAATTCAATGGAACCTTGACCACTCTAATACCATCCACTATATCATACTGAGGTAATTGATAAATCAATCCGGCATCCTCTAAACAAGGTAAAGCCGCCTTCACCTGAATCGGCCTACGCAAATCCAACCCAAACTTACTCAAGTCCATCGCAAACGATTCAGTAATCGCCAACGCCCTAAACTCTGTCTCAAAAAACTCTTCATTTTCATCCAAAACTTCCATGTGCAATTCATCAATCATCTTCTCTTTGCCAGTAACAACCTTGCGATATTTAATCAATGGAAACTGATAAACACTATCACTACAATTACTAATCCTAAACATGTACCCATTGTTAAATTCACGCAACCACTGCACAATCTGAGGATAGTCTGGAACACAACTAAAGGTCAAATAACCAGGACCACACTCAGGTTCGTAAACAGAACCATCAGGATAATACAGATCATAATCAGACATATAACACTACCCATAAATCGGAATCACCGTAGTCTTCATCTGTTGCATCGCTTCATCAATCAAACGCTGACCCCATTCCTGTTGTCTAGACGCATCTACACTAATCGTTCCAGTAGGTCCAGGAATACTATCCCCATACTTCCCTCGAATATGTGCCAGCAACAATCTAGCATAACCCTCACAAATTTTTAGAAATAAATGACTAAACGCAGGAGGTAAAGTCTCCAAAGAATATGGATACGCCTTGAAAATCATTACATCATAAGGACCACCAGGCATGTACAAGTACAACTTACGCTCCATTGACTCCCAAAACCAATCCGGCTCTGTACTGTAAGCCCTGTGTACTACTCCTCTATGATGTAACAACTCCCAAACGTTACCCAACTGCGGGTAAAGTCGCAACTCAGCCCCAGAAACGAGTGTACGACCCACTAATCTAAATGGGTCGTACAACTCGCTACTGCTAACATCACGTGGGTACAAAAAGTCCACTTTGTAAATAGTTAACAGCTTATCATCATTACTGTAATCAATCACCTTTTGGAGCGAAGTATCTTCCTTTATCGACTCTGTGGAACTTAAAAAGTACCTAGTATTCAACAAGTCCAATGCCTGTTGAATAATTTCGCTCCAATGATCAACACTACCTTCCCCGCAGTCTTCTTTCAACTCAATGCACATTGAGCAACCGCCCAAACGTGCCTTCAATCTATTGATAACTTCACTCTTTTCCATATCATTTAGAAACTAAAAATCCACAAACGGGGAAGCACAAACCAACGTCGAAGTATCAAAATAAAATCATCCGACTTTTTCTCAATCTTGTAAGTTTTTTGTTCGGGGGCAGGCTTAGGAATCTCTACGTGTACCGGAGCAGTTGCCATGCGAACAGCAGGAACCGGCCTTCCCCAATAAAAATGCCGTTCACGAATCACCACTCGATCAAAACCAAACACATCGCAAACAAACAACAAAGAGAACAAAACCGACAAAACTAGAACCATCTTACGCATCGAAACTCCTCCTTCCAAAAAAAAAAGGAAACCTAACAAAAACTCAAAAAGGCACTATTACAAACCTAAATTAACTCCATGCCTACGACTCAAATGACGCCTAGTACCGGTATATGACCTAAGTAGAGCTTCACAAACTCTACAAACGTAGTAATCATCTTTCCCTATAAAGAATCTTACATAGTATTTCTTAGTCTCTAAATCTTTAATCCCCTCCCCTACATCAATTCCAGCATTGTTTAACACCCTCTTCACATCATCCAGACCAATATTCATCAATTCGTTTTCCGAAATACGAACCCCACTTGTAGTATCTCCAATCTCACTTACAGAAACAACAGTCTCACTTGTCGAAGTTTCCTTCTCAACTACACTTTCGGAAACCTTACTTTGTTCTTCAACAACTTCCGGAGATACTATATCACCTTTTGGAGATACAGTATCCGTTTCCACAAACGACCGACCATCCTCCACATACTCAGCCACCAAAGCCTTTCGTGGATTAGGTCCGTCAAAACTCGCAAAACGTGCAAACCAATCCCCAGTAACATACTCACCGTTCCGAACCGTTACCGGAACCCGATTCGGTCCTGGAACTGTCCTAGTTACCCCACTTCTATTGTAGTATCTGTACCCCATAAAGGTTCCTCCATCAGTAGTAATTTCTAAAACTATCAGTACACTCTATCAACTCGTTTAACCCAATAACTACATAACACCAATTACCCTGTCCAAATCTACAACCCAACCTGCTTAACTAAATCACCAACCGAATCAAAAGGACCAATCAACTCCTTACGTTGAGGGGTTCTTAAATAAAACTTACCCCCCTTCTGAACAACCTGCATCTTAACACCAGTCTTAGGATCAGTAACAGTGGACAAAGGACGCTCCTGCTCACTAATACACTTGCAACTCTCCATAAACTTGGCAACCTCTAAATAACTTACAGACATAAAACCTCCAAAAAATAAGACCCACCCACTCCACCCTCCTGATTAACCAGGACACAATTAAATAACTAAAAACAACTCTTTTAGCTATTTAACAAAACTCCTAAATCGCTTAATTAAAACCAACAAGCAACGGTTTTAATTAAAATTACTATTAAGTAGTATTCGGACCGCTCACCGGATTGTAACCGCTCTGCGTCAAACGACCAACCGCATAGAAGTTTTCATTGATCACCTTCTGAGCAGTCCGACACAACATACCCTTACGACTGATGAAGTCGTCTAGAGTAATAGTCGGAGTAGTAACTAGACCTTGATACACTGCGTGAACATAACCAGTATCCAAGAAGCTACCACCTTTGAACCCCATCAACCACTCGTTCGATGGGAAAGTCGGGTCTTTGAACACATCCCAATCACCAAGTTTACCAATCCTACGTACACCAGTAACACCAGGAGGACTCGGCTGACGAACGAAATGAGGAGCAAGAGTCTCTACAATGTTCGCTACTTCAGTACTCACCACCAACCAACTAGCCTGCACTCGTTGAGTTCTTTGGAAAATAACGTTACTTGTCCGAACGAAAGCATCGTTCAAAATCTCTTTATGATCACGATAGCTAACGTTCGGAGGAGGAGTAATGTCAAAACCTTCTGGACTCGACAGGTTCGGAGCAATTTGCCGCAAATGCCGAATGATCTTGGTATTAATCTCTTGAGCGATCAAGTTAGTCATAATCGTAACCAGATCGGATTCAGCACTAATCCCGTGCAAAGCTAGAAGGTCCTGCTCAGCTTCAACAGCCCAACGAGCACGTAGCTTGTTCGGTCGAGTAACCACAGGAGCACTGGTTAACTGAATATCAATCTCCGGAATGAACTGGTTTGCCTCACTTACGAACTCGTAAGTGGTAGTAACATCACCAGATGTAGTATCCGAAAACGTAACATTGTAAGCACCCGTCGAATAATCAATAGTGTTAGTACCACTACCATTTACATCACCAATCAAATTCCCATTACCATCATCAGTAACCGTCAAAGTACCATCAGTCAATTTCACCGTACCAGGACGTACCGGAACATTCGACAACGTTCCAGTGTAATTCGTAGAACCACTAGCACCCAAGTATTCCTCTTCTACCAACTCATCAGTATAGTGCATCGTGGGATAAGGACCCTGCTTAGCACTGTACAGTTTGGTGCCTTTAGTGATCTTCCCTTTAGTAGTACCAGCTACCACGTCATAGTAGAAAATCAATCCAGTAGGACCCGGAAGAGGCTGAACACTGACCAAATCAGCAGCAACCAAATTCGCAAACACCATCCGAATCACGGGAAAGATGTACTTCTCGTAACTACCAACAGCCAGAGACCGTGTAGTTTCGTCCATACGAGAATAATACTGATAAGCGTTCTCCATGAGAATCGCCACCAAATTACGCTTGTACGGATCATCAATTCCCCGAATAAAATCGACCGTGTTGTAGCTTTCCCAACCTCGAATCAAACGGCCAGGAAAATCAGACCAACGCTGAGCTAGAGTTTCACCTAGACGGTTAAGCTCGCCCAGACTATTCACCTTCTCATTCATCCCGTAAAGCTCATTATCGTAACCCATACCTTTGACCTCCTATTCTAATAGGAAAACTTTCAGAAAAAAACTAACTAACGACCCTCAAACTTGGAAATGACCGCACCCAGCAAATCGGATGCTCTCTCTCGAATCGCTACTGGGCTAGTCCCTCCGTTAGAACCATTATATCCCGGAGGGGGTAGGTCAGTAGGATAACTAGGACGCACCGCTACCGGTTCGATCACTTCCTCGACTAATTCTTTAGCTTCCTTAACTGTATTGCACTTACGAGCAATAACTTCAACACTTCCCTTAATACTTGGATACTTATTAGCTACACCCAACAAGTAACGAACAATCCCTTCTTTTCGATAACGCTCAATAATGGCTTTAAGCAAAGACTCTAAAGCCTTGATTCGCTTCCGGCTCTCTGTCAATAACTCTTCACCTAAACCAATAGCCACTTCACATTTCTTTTCCAATTTTCTTTTTTCTTCAAAATTCAAATCCAAACGATGGTCATCAAAACGATCAACACTCTCCGCCATCGCCTTATACTCTCTACAACGCCGCAACAATTCTTCACCTAGATTACAAGCAGCTTCGTACCGAATACGATAGTATTCAACTTCATCTTCATCTTCATCATATTTGCTATTATCTTCAACGCCTTTATCCTCTTCCTTAGACAAACCCCCTTCAGCAGCTTCTGTAAAACTGCCAAAATACTCTCTTAGCAACGTGTCCAACCGATCACGCTCCTTCTGTCGGCTTTCATCCATCGCCTTCCGAATCAAAGTCAAACGCTCCTCAACACGTCCCAAAATAGCCGCACCGTCAACACTATCACGATACGGTTCCAACTTCTTCCGGGCCTCTGTAAGACCATCATAAAACTTCAACAAATCATCAAAACCAACACCATCCATCTGCACCGGAACAGCCTCCAATGCAGCTTTAGATTCAGCTACAGCAGTAGCTTCGTTTTTTAAACGTTCAACATCAATTTGACTCATTGATACTGACTCCTTACTTCTAAAAGTTTTTATACCGTACTCTTCCAACCAATTATTGGACATTTCACCAAGACGCTTAATCGTACACCCAACCGGAGGAATAAGAGCACTCGCAGGACCAGCCACCAAACGACCATTCCCATCTACAGCAACTAACATATCCCGATCAAACACAGACTCATTAGCCTTCACAGGAACGGGTCTAGCAATTGATACACTAGGTAAATACACAAAATCAAACGTGTCCAAAACAAAATCGTCTTCCTCTACAATATCACCTTCCTGAGTTTTCCTCACCCTGCCAATAGCCCGACTACTCACCCCAGGAGTTACTTTGCAATTGTATAATTCTTCAATAATCTGCCCCATAGGTGTACGAAAAATTAAATGACCAGCATATATAACGTTTCCCCTCCTCTGCACATCAACTACTAAATGGCTGACTCTAGGTAACTTAGTGTTCGCTTCGTTAGGATGCTCCAACTCTCCCAAAACCTGCCTAGCTCGTAAACGCCTCATAAAATGACTGTCTTCACGTAACACCTTATCCCACAAACTACTGGGGTAAACCCGACCATTACCATTCCTTTGATCTGCAACCTGCGCAGGACCATAAACATATAAACGCCTGTCCGTGTCTAATAACTTGGACTTGTACTCCTCCTTAATCCTACCCCATTCATCTTTCAATTGATCATTACTACCTCGATACAATTCCGCCTCAAACTTACCTAACAAACCATCAACAACATCCTCACGCAGAGGACTCTCCACTTTTTCGTATCGAATCTCCCACTGATTAAAATCGGTAATCAGCGGACTGTTATTTTCTAACAATAACTGGAGACTCATTCATATCTCTCCTAAACTGGTAAATTTCTACTCAAAAGAACTTTACGCAATAAGTTAATCTCACCCTGAGTCAAAACCTTCATTCGACCATTCCCATCACACACTACCACTTCCCCAGACGGAGTACGAAGCATTCCATAAATCACGTCCAAGGGAATCCCAATATCCTCACCCTTGACATACACAATTTTTCTATCAAAAACTTCCGCCATGCGATCAATCATCGCCAAAAAAGTCTCCTCCTTGCTAACAACATCCTCATTCTCTCGTATATCTAAAACTTTATCTACAATCTCGTGAACATCCATTATTGATCCTCCAACTACGGCTTAGCTCTTATCCTCTTCGTTCCATCATCACCATCTACCACTTCAACTAAATCACTATCTACAAAAACCCAATTGAAATCGTTCAACTCGTAATCTTCACGCTCTAACTTGTCTTTGATAGCCTCAAACTTGCCATCTCTGTATAAACGTCCTGCATAAAAACACCAAACAAAATCCAAAAAACGATCAACAATCCAACTATCCTTACACCATAACAACAAATTGTCCTTCAACCACTGCCAATCTACTAAATACGAAAATTCGTTAGGAAAAACAACCTCCAATGAATCGTGATCATACGCCCGACGATATACATCAATATACTCTACATCATCCTTAAAATCAGGAAGCCTTTTCATTTTTACGACCTTAATCTAACGTTAACACTAAAAACCCCGACTAAAATCAATCCCAAAGTAAAAACCCTAACACATTTCATTCAACATACGAACCTCCGGATCAACCGACCCAACCGACTCCTTCTTAGATTCTACACCCCTAGGAAAAACAGACTTAATGTTTTTCTCCCGCTCCTCCTTGTCCTTATCCAAATCCTTATTTTTAGGTAATTCATCAAAAGGAAATGGATAAACAGCAACGTTAGATGTTGTAGTTGTCATTCTTCTTTTCTCCTCTTCTCAATATAATCACCCACGTAAGCCTTAAAAACATCTGCGGCTAATCTCAAACCACTAATAGAATCCCTATGAGAAGCTAACCATTCATCCACCGAAATACCTTTACACTTTTCTACAATAGACCTCAAACCATACAAAGCTCCAGCCGGAGGTACACAACTTAAAATGATCAATAATGCATGTATCGATGAATCATCTAACTTAGACAAAATCTCAGCTACCTTCCCTTTGCCAACAAACAAATAAGCAATTAAAACCTTCTTAATTTTAATCCAAATGTCAACACCAGCATCACCAGAAAAAACAAACGTGATAAAATCTAACTCCCTAGCCGAAACAATCTTACGAAACAACTCTATAATTCTATCTTCCAAAAGATCAATATCACGACATATATCACTCTTATTATCCCAACAAACATCTCTCACAAAATCACTTAACTTCTCTGCACAACTCTGAACCTCCTGAACAATTAGACTAGTTGTATAAGCATCAACTAACCAACCCATAAGAAAAACCCCACACAAAACAAAAAACAATCAAAAACAATTTCCTACCGATCAAACGCTCCAGAAAAATCGTACAACTCAATACGTCCACTAGTAGCAGCAGTAGAACCAGTAGCAGTCAACTTGTAGTAAGAATACTTACCAGAAATAGCAAAACTCAACACACCCTTACCAGCAGCCTTCACAGTAACAGACGAACCAACCTGTGTCCAACTATCATTATCCGCAGAACCGTACAACTTGATCACTACAGCAGAAGACCCATCATTGTACACCATCCCCTTCCAAACACGAGGATCAACATCCGGACGCTCACGTACACTAGACAAAGTACCAGTAGCTACCACAGTCTCAGCAGTCGTAGCATTAAACGGAATCGTCTTCGTTAGTAAAGAACCCATACTCTACACCTCCTTCGTAAACTAGACTTTCAACACACCTTTGTAAACTAACTCGATTGTCTCTATCTGAAACTGCACACCAAATAATGTAAGAAACTTCCTTTGGTGTAAAAGAATCCGCATCCCTGTTCTTCATTTTCTCCATCATTCCCTGACAAAACAACCCTATCGCATTATGCATCTCTCTAGACCACTTCCTACCCCTAAGCGCACTCTCAATACCTTCAAACAATATACACTTTACAATATCATTTACTTCCTTTCTGCTTATCATAACACCGGAACCTCACGTGTACCAATACTAACAAACTCGACAAATACACCACCATTAGACACTTCACTTAAATACAAACTGATAAAATTAGGAACTACATCCAAAATAAATGACTGAACACCTCCAGCTACAACAACCGTCGGAAATGTATAATTAAACAAGGAATGATCACCTGCAACGTTAGTTTCACCCCCTTCTATATTAACCACGGCCTCGTTCGACCCAGTATTGTACACAAACATAGCTACCGGAGGCACCACATACCTAAAATCCAATACCTCTGGACTCGAACCTAATTGATTCCGAAGAAAAACTGTCGTTCTGTACATCGGTACTCCCCTATTGCCTAATTTCTGGAATCTCCACCTCTTCCTTCGTACATAAATATACCCACTTAATCTTGGCAGTCCCATCCCTAGGACGCTGAATAACCTGTGTTCCAGGTAACATCTCACGCAACCCAATCAACAATTTAACAGCAACATCCAATGGCATCTCCCCACTGAAAATCAACACAACTGCTTCTAACTCTGGTTCAACGTAAACATCCTCTAAATAATTCAAACATTCTAGAGCGTTTACTTTGATAATCACTTGATCAACTACATCACTCCCAGTCGTCTGTTGTGTAACACCAGGAACAACAGAAGTTTCATCAGGCTCCAATAACCCAAGCTCGTCGATCCGTGTGCCATATACCCGCATACTACTGATAAATTGCTTCACAGCAGGCTCCCGAAAAGAACTACCTGGAGGACTAGACGGCTTCGATATTCCAGCCCCAACCGGCTTACTAGGCCCCCCAGGCTTCGGCATGAAGGGGACCGCCGCCTTGGATTTACCCGAAGACGACGGTCCCCCCATCCGAACGGAATCCGTTCCACTGCCGGGAACCTGAAAAGGAGACGCAGGAATACGTGAACCCTTACCCGCCGGAGTTATCGGCCTTGCCTTAGGTATCCCCTTCTGAACTGCAAACTTCTTCGGCTCCTTCCCCCGAAGCAATACTTCAGCCCGCTTCCTCTGCAACGCCCGAAGTACGGCCTTTCCTAACGGACTATCTATAAAATCTCTGGTAAAATCCATCAGTAAACTACCCTAACAAACGTCGGATTACGTAATTAACCCGATCACCATTGTAAATATCACTAAAGGCTTCCGACAAATCGTCATCGTAAGATTCAGATTTAACACCACCTTTTAGCACACTCTTGATTTTGTCCACTATACTCTTACTCTTAGCAACCCTACCAGTAATCTTGCTCAACAACCCCTTGAACATGTCCCACAACCGACGCAACCAACTTTTACCTTCCGCTTGCTCACTAACCCGTGGCTCCACTTTAATTGTCGATACATGACTAACCGAAGAATAAGTCTGCTTCAATTGCTCCAAAATAGTACGTTGTTCGTCTGTTAATTTAGAAAACAGACCATCCAAAATTTCTTTGTACTTAAACACATTTCGATCATATTCTGTAAGAACAATGAACACATCATCCACCTGAACACGATTCATTCCAAGTTGATGCAATACAGGAAGAATAACCTCCCTCAAATCGTCCCTCTTTTTCGATAAATCATTCAAAATTTCCTGATACTTGGTAATTTCTAACAAAACAGCCTTCAACTCCCGTAAATGAGGAAGTATTCTCTCTAACTGCGGAGGAAGAGAAGGCTCACTAGACTTCTTCTTAGCCTCAGTAAAAACCTCCGGAATTCTCCACGGATATAAATACCATCTACTCGCATTCCGCAAACTATCACTCATTTGCTTCTCCTTTCCTTTTTCGTCTTTATCGACACCACCATTCTTCAAAATGTTAACTGAACGAATTAAATCATCTAATGCACGACTAACTTGGTTCACTTGCTTCATACATCCGGATAACACATCATAATTACTGGCTTCCGCCTCCCTAGTAGATTGAATAATATCATCAATCCCATCAACCAAAATCTCGAAAGAATCACTAATCGCTTCCAAAACATCTTCAGACAAACTTGGAAATACACCAACAACCAAACTGTCAACCTTCTCAACCAACGATTTCAACCTGTTCAAATACAAGTTAACTACATCCGGGGAAATTACATTAGAAACAACCTGTGTCCAATAATTATATACACTATTCAAACCACCACGTACTACAATATACCTGTTTACCAATTCACCAATAACAAGTAACTTACCGGCAACATCCCTCAATTCATCACTGGTGGCCTCGTGAATCTTTCCATAGTAAATGTTCATGCTAAATCCCCCATTAATCTAAACTAAACAGCTACAGCCCACAAATCATCACGAAGAACACCATTAACTAACAAACCAGACTTCGTTAAAAAATTCTTAACATAATCACACCATTCTTCAATTTCATCAACCTTCGACAGAATCGTCTTAATTACACTCTTGGTAGAATCGTCAATCCCCGAATCACGTAATAAATCATTCGCTAACTTCCTAACACCCCCAAGAGCAGTCTTATACCTGTGCGAAGTATTACTATACGCCACATTCAACTTGTGGCTTATCCCCTTCAAAATATTTACAACTTCATCATATAACTTATACTTAGATTCATCATCATCATCCATTACATACTCAAAAACATTGCTCAACCCTTCCGTCGTAATTCCAGAAACTTCCTGCAATATAGAATCAGTAGCATCAATAACAAAACCCGCCCTCTCTAGCGCACTCTCTAAATAATTATAACTGTCCCTCAACTTGTTAGAAATCGTAAACCACAAAGCACCACCAACAGCAGCGTCCTTACCATACTTACTACTTTCCAACAAACCCCCAATATCCCTAGAACAAGACTTCATTAAGTTTACACCCTTAACGTAATCAGCCTTAAAATCATTTACGACACGATGAATAATACGAAAAGCATTCTTTACCTTGTTAGCTACACTAGGACTTTCATTCAAAATAAACTCGATAGCCTCTCTAAAACTCATGCCCATAAATAAAATCCTCCTACTTGAAAACTAAAACCACTAGCGCTCACTAACTCCCCCCAATCAAACCCCGCATTCCAACTCCGTTCGCTCATTCAAAAAATACTCAACAAAATCCCGAAAATTATAGCACACTATAAACCCCTATTACAACAATATTACCTCTTGTTACGAACAACCCACGTCAATTCATCAAGCACACCACTAAACGCTTCTAACGTATTAGATAAACTCTCTTTTATGTAGAGAAAATTCTTACTAATCTGATCAATCTCATTGATTACTTTTCTAAGAACTACTTTGACATCACCACCCTTCACTAACTCCGACTCCGTAACCCTCTTCATATCCGCAATCAATGATTCACCACGAACTAAAATACGATCATACGCATCTTTAACTAGAACCTTTACTCTCTCTAAAATGCCCAAAAAATGCTTACAAACACCAACTCCATCTAAATCCGATGATTCTGCCTCTCTGACATCCCTAAACCTACATTCATTAAACCTACAACTACTCTCATCTACGGACAAAGTTTCCCCAAAATCCAAAATTTTATTCTTAATAGATTCACACAAACCCACAGACTTGTCAGCAATTCCCCACGACTTCTGAATCTCTTTCAACGCAAATTCCATCTCAGAAATCGTGTACTCCATTGTGTAACGCCAATCATCCCCCAACTTGGCTAAATAATCATCCGCTTTCAGCAACATTCCTTGAATCAAGTCCTCAGCATCAGAAAGATTCATCATCCCAAAATCTCTAACATTTCTCAAAAAACTATCGCAAAAGGTACGCATTCTATCAACATAATCAGACGGCGTTCTAGAAACACTACTTTCATCTAAAAGAAATTTAACAGCTTCCCGAAAATTGTAAACCATAAAAATTCCTATAACACAATTAAGATAACGACTCTATTGCAGTATTAACATGTTTACGAATTTTTTCCAACGAAACCTTCACCCCATCACCATACGACTTCGCTTCGTCAAAATACTTGATAATCTTCCCATAAGAAGCCCTGCCCCCAACAGAACGTAACTTGCTAACCTCCCCAGAAATATCATTAACACTCTTCCATAACTTGTCCACTAATAAATCATAAGCCTTATCTACTAAATCCTTGATTCTGTATAAAAGACCTAACACAAATTTCTGCACTTGGGCAAACTTCTCATTCCCATTACCCTCAATGACCATATCCCCTTCCCCAATAACACCCAACGAACTTTCCTTGACAATACCTAATACTCTAGAAATCAAATTCCATCTAGTAACAAGCTCCTTAATATCACTACGAACTTTCACTAACTCAAGTTTACACCTGTATATAGCTCCACACGCTATAGGATAAGGATTACCTAAAACACTCAAAACTTCTGCATTGTTCCTTTCCACCAAATTCTCATAAAGATAATTGATTAAATTGCTAATATCCGAAATATACGCCCTGCCTTTATCAGACCACTCCTTACAATTCTCCACCACAGAACGAAGCACCCCCAACGAAGAACCACCCACACTCCCTTGCTCACTTAACAAAATTTCAACAGCACTACGAAAGCCAGAACACACAAATCGAGATTCCTTATGATCCAACATTGCGTTTTACTCTCCCATAATCGAAACAAAAATTAAAAAAATACATTAACGATTCTCATGAATAGCCTCTTCCAAACCACTCTCTATCATCATAAGCGTTTCATCTACTTCGTCAAAAAGCGCCTTTACACCAGATATGAACTTCTTAGCCTTCTCAACGTTCGACATAATAGTTTCAAGTACCCTCTTAGCATCCCCTTTAGGACCCATAGATAACTGTAGTTTAGTAGCTTCACCCATCTCAGTTACCGACGCACCACCTTCATCAACAATACTTACAAAAGCATCGTTAACATTATTCCGTACCGACTTCAAAGTTTCCAACAAACTCCTGCATACCTCAACCCCACTAATCTTTCTACCCTCAGCTTCCTTCACCCCCACCCTAGACTTAGACTTAGACTTAGACTTAATCCGAGACTTAAACCGAAACCTAGATTCCTCAATAGATTCCTTGATGTTCACTAAATCCCAAACCAAATCATCAATGTTCCAACATATATTCACAAATTTATTAGTCTCATTGTACACTTTATTCAACCTATTTTTACAAAAATCCGCATCCGCCATCGCATGTCTTAATGCTTCCAACCACTCTTCACCTAACTTGCCACCATTGATACAATCACGTGCCTTCTCAAACAAAACATCACAAGCCTCTATCGCATTAGCAAGACAAGTCATAGCATTATCACCAACTTCATCTAACACAACATCAAAATAACGTCCCATGCTCTTAGCATAGTCGGAAAATCGACTAGTACTTTCATCTTCTTGTTCACGTAAAAAGTAATCGACCGCCTCTCGAAAATTGATAAACATAACATCTCCTGCATATACTTTCTAAGTAAATTCTAAACATCAAATTCAGATAACACACTATCTATTCTTACGAATAGCCGTATTCAAACTATTTTCCATCCTTGAAAGTGTTTTATTTAACTCGTCAAAATTCGCCTTTACATTAGACATGTGCCTTTCAGCCTTCTTAATGTTCGACATAATCCCATCAAGCACCCTCTTAGCTTCACCTCTAGGACCCTTAAATAACTCTCGTCTAGTAACATCACTCAATTCAGACAATAACGATCCTCCTCTTTCAACAATATGCCTGTAAGCACAGTCAACATCCTCCTTCACCGCTCCCAAAGTTTCCAAAAAATCCTTGCAAATCCGAACCCCACTAATCTTTCTACCCTCAGCTTCCTTCACCCCCACCCTAGACTTAGACTTAGACTTAATCCGGAGCCTGGACTTGGACTCAAACTCCCCCCTACCAATGGATTCCTTAACACTCTCCAAACCACCAACCAACTTATAAATGTCCCACCATGCATCCATAAATCCATCAGCTTCAAGGTACGCCTTATCTATCACTACTCTACAGTATTCCGCATCCGATTCCGTCTCCTCTAATGGATGTAACCACTCAGGACCTACCCGTTCATCCTCAATATACTCATGGGCATCCCAAGATATAGAATTACAAATTTGAGCAGCTTCAGAAAGACAAGGCATACCACTATCCCTGACTTCCCTCAACATAAGATCATGCAAAGAATCTACTTTCTCACAATAACCAGAATACCTACCGGTAACTTCCTGCTCATGTAAAAGATAACTAACCGCCTCTCGAAAATTGGTAAACATAACATCTCCTCTATCTACTTGCTAAATAAAACTAATATCAAACCTACCCAATTAGGAAATAGCACGATCCAATTTATCCTTCAAACCGGACATTATTCTATGAATATCATCAAAATCACTCTTCAAAAATTCCATGTACTTCTTACCTTCTTCAACATATTTCTTGATCTCCTGCAGAATCCTCCTAACCTTTCCACTACGACCCTCAAGCAATTCCTGCATAGTAAGATCACCCATCTTAAGCAAACACAACTTAGCTTCATCAAAAATAAGAATGCGGGCTTGTTTAACAATCGCCCCGATCCTCTTCAAAAGATGTAAATAATGCTCGCAAGCCTCCTTCCCCTCTTCATCTTCCTCACTCTCTACAAAAGAAGAAGATTCAAACCTAGACTTAGACTTAGATTTAGATTTAGACTTGAACTTGGACTTAATCCTACGTCCCCTCTTAGACTCCTCTACATCTAATTCACCTAATTCGTCCTCCAATTCACCAAGTTTATCTTCAATATAATCTTTACACAAAACAACAATTTCTTCAGCATTCCCCCTAGCACTCTCCAAAGCCTTCAACAAATCCTTCCCCCTACTAAACACAAAATTCATCAACTCCCCCCATTCACCACTCAAACCCTTGCCGTAAAAACGCCCATTCTCCCCATACTCAAATTCCTCACACAAGAAAACAGCTTCATCAAGATAACCAATACCCCCTTCCGTATCATCAAGATAATCACACACATACTGACACTCACTATACATTTCATCTACGTATCTGGACATAGACGAAGTGCCACCCTGTTCACCTAACAGATACTTAACTGCTTCTCGAAAACTACGCATCGAAAAAACTCCTTACGTAACTAAAGGACACTGATACACAAACTTAATCCTCCCATATATCGACCGCCCGACTGAACGTGTAGATATTTCATCAAAGATTTTCTGCGCTCTGTCTAAATGCCTCGTAACCTTACCAATTCCCTTCACCAATGAACTCCACGCACTCCCCCCAATAACACCTTTAAGATCAAACCCACTAAAACTACCACTGGACACAAAATCATTAAACAATTTTCTAACTTCATTAAGCAAAGAATTAACTGGACTTAAAAAATCACTCTTAAGCCTTTCTACAACAAAATATGCCTTTCCGTAATCAACACCATTCTCGATTATCAACAAGTGATCAATTGCTTCCCGAAAATTTCTGATATACACAGTTTAAGTACCTCACTTCTCTTTGCTGATGATTATCACTTATAAAGAAATGAACTAAATCCCTTTCATGATCATTACCGAAAACTTATCCACTGTACATTCATTCCTAAAACCTAGATGTGTCCTCCACCAAGGGGAAATCGAGTTCCCCTAGATAAAGGACTCACTCTATCGACGGGTCCCAAATTAAACCAGCCTGGTTTGGCGGAAATACCTCCCCCATCCCAGGCTGCGGCCATGCACTTAACTTCCCCCCAGAACTCCAGTCTATCGCATTCACCTCAGCCTCCCCTGACTCGTAAGCCCCAAAACTAACATGATTCCTAATCGCCTTCACCGGATCAACATCAGTGTCCATACTAATCTTCACCGCCCACTTCCTTAAATGCCTTATATAACCATCAGAAATAACCATCGCCTCTACTGCATCAATCCCTTGATCGTCTGTAATTATTAAAGTGTCATACACATCCGGTCGAAAATCAATGTCCTTACCAACTATCAACCACATTTCCTTATTAGACAACAACCTCTTGAATTTATTCATCGGGAATGTTATTTGATACTCTACAAACATTGATCATCATCCCTTGCGGTTGCTAACAACTACATAGAATCTACACTGCGCAACAAACTCCTTGCTACCAACTCTGGTGAATCTCCATTCATCACTTTGCTCACTGCATCCTTTAGAAGAAGATCAATAGACTCCTCTGCCTTAGACGTACTTACGTCCAACTCCGGAACCAACTCCTTCCGTACCGGTACATCTTCACCACCTACCTGCCGCTCAGAACCTTGAACCGCTAGTGCCGCATCCCCTCCTGCCCCCTTGGCAAACGTGTCCCCTACTCCCCCTTCTACATCCACCTTCTTCCATTTAATCCCAGGAACTTCTCCAACAACCTTAACCCCCTTCATACCAACCCCACCAACATCCGGCTCCGGCCTGTTCGTTAACTCCGGAGTGCTCACCGTTGTCCCTTGAGTTCCCTGACTCATTAAATCTTCAACCTGCT